GCAACACCGACAACAAGTTCTGTATTGTCAGTATTTTCTACAACACCACCATACATGTTTGCGTGTAGTGACCATTCATCCACCACATCTGAAGCTTTCTTAAGCGGGTCATAGAGCTCAAGTTCAGCATTAGACGTTGCTCCAACTGCGGGTTGAGTTTTAACTCGATACATGTATCCCATATTTGCAGCAGTTCCACTACCACAATGTAGATAACCTTCATTGTAGAGTCCAGCGACATTAGCTGTTGCAAAGTAGAAAGTAAATATCTTTCCACCTGCTGGGTTTGCTGCTCCTGCTGTAACTGCAAGTAAAGAGATTGGTACACTTTCGCATACATCCCCAGCTCCTGCAGCACCATTTGCTAGGGCATATCTAAACACCCTATCACCTACAACTTTACGACTACCAAGGTCAGCAAGCTGAATAGTAGAAGTATCGTAAATAGATTGACCACCTTGAGGTACTGCAACTTGGTCGCCTCTCCAGTTTACTTTACCGCTATCATCTACATTGCCTTGATTTCTTACAGTTATGTCCGCCATTTTAAACTCTCCTTTGGTTTATGGGCTACCTAATAACTCTCATTGGCTTGAGAGCAGGATTAAGCTGCTTGTCCTGTTAAAATTCCATGACATCGTCGTTTATCCACCCATGTGTTTCCACGTTGTACAATCTGGGTAACTACATCCTCGTACTGATTGGGGATGGTCTTCCAAGGTCCCATTGTCATGTTGACAGCTGGGTCTATACTGAAACCGTAATGGCTTCTATCCATGAAATATGTGTATCCAGTCGTACACTTGGGACTCCAAATCCATATGCGTCCTTTAAAGGTAATATGGTCAAGTCCAAGGTCTACGGCTTCCTTGTTGACTACACGTACACGCTCAAGAGCTTCAGACTCTCCAAGCTCATGTGTGGTCTGGTCGCTTATCATCAGATCAACCTTACCCCAACGTTCACATGTGTTCATAAGGTTAGTCATATCGCTCTCGCCATAAACGCTGAAAGCACCTGTTGATGTCTTTTGCTGATTCCTCCAGTAGTAATTTCCACCAGAGTCTACAGCGGTTGACTGGTTGATGCCATGTATCGATGCACTTGTTGAAGGTACGTCATCAATCAGATACTGCAATCCATTATAGTCGTCAACACTAGACCCACCAGTGTCAGCCCATAATGCATCTTCTACCTTCTCCATCAGGGTATCCCTCGTCCCATCAAGTTTACTATTCATAAGCTTGATATGTGCTGTCTTACTACCACCATTGACTTTATCATCCTCCCAGTAGCGTACGATTTGATCACCAAGATTCTTGTAGGTATCGTATGCGATTGTGAGTGGATCGTAGTCGGTAATGGTAAACGTAGTACCTTTTGTGAAAAACTTTGACGTCGTGGTCTTTTTAATCCTCAAAGGAATTTCAAACCTGCGTCCATCAGTAGGTTCCATTTTAATCATTCCCTTAGACTTCATAAGAGAGAGTAGACGATTGTCTTCAAACACCTGGTCAATGTCTTTAGCACGACGCTTAGCCCAAGTAGTTGTGTATAATGTGTTTAATGTTTCGGTAATTGTAGCCATCGAAACCTCCTATCTATGTTAAACAGACAAGCCTCCAAGCTTTTCCTCAACTTCATCCCACGCCTCTTCAGCAATTTCTTTATTACTCATTTTGGAAAGCTTCTCCAAACTTGAGCTATCCCCTCCAGGTTTCTCATTAGAAGAGTTTCGTGATTTTTTCTTCTCTTCCTCCGTAGGTTCCCTATGGATTGATGCAACATGGGTCTTAGCAGCTTGATAAAGCTTATCAAGACTCATATCTGCATTTTTGGGGTCAAGACTTAGACCATACATAATTGGTCGGAAAATTTGAAAATCCGTGTGTTCTGCTGCAAATGCTTCAACCTCTCGTGTATTACGAGCAGCGGTAGCAGTTTTAGCATCATCTTCACGTTTTGCTAAGGTGCCTTGCATTGAGTCTTTAGCTGCTTGCACAGCCATATCGAAAATTTCCTTCTTGCTCATTTTTTCAAATGCATCATCGGGAACTTTCTTCTCATCATCAGGCGTCTTCTTATCATCCTCTCCTGCATCACCAGCGTCCAGAAATTTCTGATACTCAGGTGTGAGTACTTCCATCCGTACGTCTTCCAAGTCTTTTTCAAGCTTCTCGCTTCGGGCTATCGCTGCATTGAGGTCAACTTTAGAAACCATATCCTTGTTGTCATCGCCATTGTTTACATCTTTGTTTTGGTCATCATTTGCCATCGCCTATTCTCCTTTATTTGCCACAGTTGCCTGCGGTCTAATTTGTTTGTGCCTGCGTTGTCGATAACCTCTGGATATAGCGTTCATGGCATTCTTCACCAGTCGCCCATTCCAAAAGCCGTCGAAGCGTACGTCAGGCTTTTCGCCATGCTTCATTGTTAGTACTATAGCTCTATCTTCTATAAGTCTGTCATTGATACTTCCACTAAGAGCCTGTTTTAAGTCCTTTGCAATAGGTTCAACTTTATTATCTTTAATAATTACAGCATCTCCCACTTCTAAATCTTTTGAAGTCTTCATAGCAAGTGTTTGGAATCTCATTTATCTCTCCTTTTAAATTCATGTGGTCGTGGACCTCGAAGGTTTTTTTGTACTTCATGTTCCATCATTAAACCCCGTTTTGATAACTCATGTTTAAAATGTTCTCGACTCTCAACTTTTACCACACAGGTGTCTAGACCGAAATGATAGCCAATGCCACTTGAATCGTGGGCATGCTTCCGCTCACAACTTCTTTGCTTTAACTCTTGACGAGCAGTACGACTCCCCTTTGCCTTTTCTGTCAGGAAGGAATCATACTCTGCACTTGTAAGATCGGTGTTGCCTCTAGCCATTAAGTGCTCCAAATTTACTTTGTCCTTGTCCAGTGCGACCAGCAAAGTCTGAGAAAAGCATAGCCTTCTCTGGACTGCGTCCAGCCCCGTCTTGCTGGGGCATGAGCATTTTCGGGTCAAGCCAATCGAATTGACGGGCATACTGTTGCATTACGTACTGCATGTTAACACCAGGAATCTGCTTTGCAAGTTCTATGAATTGAAGCGCGTCAGCTTTTCTCGTTGCACCATTTTGTGGAAGCACCTCTTCAGGATTAATACCATAGTGGAATTCGCCCTTGATCTCATCTCCAGTAAAGCGTATCCAATAACGCGCACCATCTTGTCCTACGATATCTATAATCCGTTCTGCTCCCCAGTTCTTGAATATAATCTGATTCATTCCACGGATGATGCTTTCTAGATAGTCCGCCATAATATCCCTGCGTTCATCTATACGGATGGCAGAAGCAGCTCGTACAATTTCAGCCTCGTGTGCTGTACGCCGTCCACTAGACTCTTCGAAAGAGCCCATCTGGTTTCTGGAAAAGCCCACGATTTCTCGAACGTCCTCCCTCACCTCTCGTGCATAGGAGATTAGGTCGGGTGGAACGTGGGATTGCAGGAAGGCTACCTGCTTTCTAATATCTCCTTGAGGACCTACGTCCAAGCGTGCAACAGCTTTAACATCACCATCCAGTAATTTTGCAAGCTCATCCTTACCCACATTCTTATCAACGATCATTTTAAGCAGTCCAACGCGTCTATGCTTACGAGCCATTGTGCGTATGTCATTAATCTCAGCCTGCTGTACTTCTATCAATCGTGCGTCTGGTGTCCACCAGAAGTAATCAGGGTCTTCATTAAAGCCTAGAGCTCTTGCGGGTAACCCTTCTATCTGTAATTGGTCATCTTCAATGCGGAGAAAGCTGTCATGGTCAAGACTGAGCGCCATTACTTTACCCGTGCGTTTATCATGTATCTCCCACAATTCTACCCAGGCATTCTCCCCATCCTTCTCACTATGCTGTGTCATACTTTTAGACGTACCGTCGAGACTGCCATCAAGCTTTGTATGGAAAGCTCCCTTGAGATTTTCTTTCTTGCTGTACAAGGGAGATTCTTTAATATCACGGAGAGGTCGCATTTTACGCATAGCGTACCAGCGAGCTTCCTCGAAGCGTCGCGTACCCCACGGGACTATAAAATCCTCTGGACTGCAGCGCAAGTACCAAGGCATTCCTGGTTTAACTTCATCCGTGTACTCAATCTGCTCACCCTTTTTTCCAAACTGCGTAAGCCCGCTATCAGCCATCTCACTACCAACTGTGAACTTGGGGTTGAAGCCGTACTCGCTGTCGTAGCCCAAGACCCCTGGACCTCTACCCATAAGGTAACTGTCAAGGATATTAGATTTAAGCTGGTATTTAATATTCATCTCTTTAATCATATAATTGTCCAGGCGTTCTAAAATCATTGCATGTGCAGTATATCCTGGGCGCTTAGCCATTATAGATACTTTAGGGTTACGAGAGTATACTTGTGGAATGACACTTCTACCTACAGCATATATCATGTTAACAGGTACGACGCCATCTGGCCAAAAGCCTCTGTACATATTTTTATACGCTGCCCACTTTTTAGACTTACCATAGATAGTACGATATCGTACACCTGCTTTAATCTCGTCTTTCCACCATTGAAGCTGCCCCTTGAGGGATGCGGGTGGATTGGTAATTTCTTTATTAAGCTCCGACATGTGCCTCCCTTATGCGTTTAAGATTTTCAGCAGGGGTAGTGGGTCGCTTGATGCCTGTATGCTCAAGCCTTGCCCACTTCTTATCCAGTATTTTTTTCTTAATCTTGTCTTTCATACGAGTGCCTCCGTGAATCTATTCTTTTTTCCTTTGACAGCAACCTTCTCTCGAGCACTCTTGATGAACTTTTTGAAAATTGATGGGTGACGGGCTATTATTTTAGCCTGCTTTGAGCTTTTAAACGCCATTCATTTGCTCCTTTTAAATTTGTATATAAGCCTCACCCGCAACTTCAATATTTGAACTTACGCACTTGCCTCAACTCCAATCCCAACGATCTTCTACCTGCTCTGCAAAGGGATCTGTAACGCCTTGCAAAAAGTCCAAGTCATCTTCAGCTCCCTCTGTAAATGGATTAAGCACAACGCCAGGATTGCCGAAGCAGTCCATGCTCTTATCCTTATCCCACAGGTGCTGAAGCAACGCATCTGCACTCCCCACTACCATCCCGTCACGCGGCGCTCTTCTCATAGACTTGAGGGGCAAGGGTTCTCCAGGACGTGCTATCTGTATTTGGTACGCTGCTGCATCGAGCAAATCTTTCTTACAAAGTCTATTCGATGGTACGTACTCTGAGTACTCACTTATCCAGTCACTATGCGTAGCTTTACAGTGGATAGCTAAACTGCTTGCAAGCGGCTCTAGCCCCAGGATTCTAAGGTCTTTCGCCTTATTCCCATCAGGCAAGAGTTGATTGATCGTCATCCGTGGAATCTTTCCCTCGTCCATGTACTCACGAGCAAAATGTGCGAGGGATTTTTGATAGTACACACTCTCTATCCCTATCCTCTCGGGCTTGTAGAATTTCCAATGATCCGCAATTTTGTATAGCAATTGTGAGGGATCGAGTCTCTCATACGTATATCCTAGAATCCACATATGATGCTTGTCGCACCAACCGCATGTGAGTATTGCGCTATTGCAACCGCCCTTTTTTCTAGCATTCCCCTCGTCCCAACCCGCAACGTCAACTGTGGTAAACACTCGCATTGTATCAGGCAAGTCACTCTTATATTGATAGTATTGGAGCCACGAGGGCTTGAACAATACTTGCTCTGGACTGCTTGGGAGCAAGAGGTACTGTGTAGCAAACATATAAGGACCTTGTCCATCTGCAATGATTTGCAATTGCTCGTGGTCAAAAGCCTCAGGCCACGTGGGTTCACACTCGTGCCAGTCAAAACCCTCGGGCAATTCAATCCCTTTCAGATATTCGTCTGGCATCTTCACACATGCCTTGCGGAACTTGACGTACGATGGTTCCGTTCTCCAGATAAAATCTATAAGATCGTGCTTAGCCCATCTCGTTCCCTGGTTATGGATACGTGTATGCTTCCCTGGCACGAGTAGCGATGTACATATCTTGTGCCACCCAATTGCTTTATCAATGTCTGCTTGATTTGGCTGAAGCTCTTTCCCACTAAAATCATCTTTGTTAGCATAAATAAGATCGTCCTCAATAATAATATCATAGTGACGTGAGGTGGAACTGCCTCCGATTCCCGCCGCCTCAAACGTGGACTCTGTAAAATCATCAGGTCTGTTGATACATGCACTTTGATTATTCCACTTTGTCTTTTTAAAGTTCGTAGGGATACACTCAGGGAATAGGATTTGCATTGCGATATTCGATTCGTAAGTTTTCCTTACAAGGGAGATCATTTTCTCCGCATTTCCAATAACATACGACGCAATTAATATGCGTATGTTTCGTCCTAGGTTATAAAACTTATCATCAGGTGAGATGCCTTGAGGATACTCATCTGCTTCACTACGCTCCAATGCAATCCACACACTATATGCAATCGTGCCTATCCACGTTTTGACGAACGATCGAGGCATTGTGGACTGCTTACGTGCTTCCCCGCCTTCAAGAAAGCGACAGAACTCGCCATGAAGCTCCTCTGTAATATCATCATACCCCATTACGGCTACACAGAAAGGAAAGAAACTGCGTAAGCACGTTTTCCTAAGCGCCGTACGTTGTTTTTCTGACATTGTTTGTAGGCTTAAACCCATTACGAAATCTCCCTCTCTACCCTCACCCGAGTCTCAGAAGCGCCCTCGGGGTCATATCCAAGAGCGCGTTCAAATCTATTAGCCATCTTCTCTGTAACCTCAACTGTAACCTTTGTCCTTTCCGTATGACTTTTATATCCTGCACGGTCCAGAATGTCTCCAGCCGCAGCTGAAGCTACAAACTCATTAGGGCTGTTACGCATCAAATCAATCTTCTTATTAGCAGCAGTGATTGCTGCGGTCTTGAGAGCTGACTCGACTGGGTCACCTGTAGTCATGATGTCCG